GGGATGTAAAGATTCAAACGAAGTTTTAGTTAAGTACGGTAAAGAAGCAGTTAATCAATTAGTTAAGAACGCAAGACCTTATCCTTTAGAGGGAGTTTTAGAGGTAGAAGATTTAGCCGAAACTGTACAAGATTATTTCTTAAATGGTTATCCAAAAGGTTTCAAATGCGGCATAAGTGGTTTTGACGATCACTTACAATTTTCAGAAGGTCAATTAACAATGGTGACCGGAATACCAGGACACGGAAAGGATGAATTTGTAAATGCTATTACTACCGGGTTAGCCTTAAATCATGGTTGGAAGTTCGGGGATATTTGTTTCGAGGAAACTCCGGCTATTAAAGTTTCCAAATTGATAGAAAAATGGTCAGGTAAGGCATTTGATTTTAGAAAAGACCTAAGCCATAGAATGACAAGCGAACAATTTGAAAAGGGCTTATTATGGGTAAACGAGTTTTATAAGTTCGTCAATACAGATGAGGTAGATGTAACAGTTGAGGGAGTAGTAGAAAAGATAGAGCAAATGGTTAAACGTTATGGAATTAACGGAGTAGTTATAAGTCCGTGGAATTGCTTTGAACATAACATTCAACAAGGCGAAAATGAAACTTTATACACTTCGAGGGTTTTAGGTAAGTTAATTACTTGTTTAAGAAAATACAATCTGCATTGCTTTTTAATCGCTCATCCGACAAAGATTCAAAAGAACCGAGATACTGGAAAATACGAAGTGCCAAATCTTTATTCAATCTCAGGATCTGCGAATTTCTTTAACAAGACTCACAATGGATTTACAGTTTATCGGGATGAAGATATTACCGATGTACACATTCAAAAAGTAAAACAGAGTTGGCTAGGTAAGAAAGGCTTAGTCACATTTAAATATAATTCATTCACAAGACAATACGAAAACATCTAGCCATGCATTATTACGCAGCCCCAGGAATCAAGCAAAACATTTTCATTCCGGCAAACATGACCGAAGAAATCCGACTACAGTATGCTAATCATATTATCGAAAGTGTAGCACGGTATTACAACGTTTCAATGGAACGAGTAAAAGGAAAATCACGAGAAGGGGATCTACCTAAAGTTTGTCAGATTTCAAGTTTTTACATTAAGAAGAAAATACCGATGATGCGGTTAAAGGAAATCGCTGGTCTTTATGGGCAAAGGTATTTATTAAAAAGTGGATTTGAGGCTGACCATTCGGCTATTGTTCACAATGTAAAGACAGTAGAAGGATGGTTAAAAGTTCACGATCCATTGGAAGAAGATGTTTTAACAATTAAAAATTTAATATAATGACACACAAAGAAGCATTACAGAAGATAATTGAAGTAACATTAGACCAATCAACAGCTAATAAGATAGCCACCGAAGCCCTTCAATCAGAAAGTGAAAGTAACGGAATACCAAGTGATAAAGATTTGGACTTCGATTCTCAATATCAAAAACTATTCAATGCAATAGCTGATAGTAGTGGAACTCCTTTAGAATCAGAAATGCAAGATATTATTAGAATAGTGCATAGAGATTTCCCTCTTAACTCCCATAAGAGGATGTATTCAGAGGAAGAAATAAGGTTTGCATGGGTTAATTCAGGATTAGACCAAAATAAGTTCTTTTGGTTTTTAAGAAATCAGAACAAAAAAGAACAAGAACTCCAATCCCTTAAACCAAAGACAGAAGAAGTAGACAAGGATTTATTGAACTATGATTTATCTGACCAACCAAAGGAATTTAAAGATGGATTAGTTAAAGGGATGGTCGATATAGTTATAGAGCAATTAATGAGAACATTTTACTCGTTAGGTTTTAATGATGGATTTAGTGCAGAAGTACAAAACGGTGTCAATGGTGATAAGTTTAGATTTTACTTTAAAAAATTACCACTCAAAGAACAACCTACTTCCCCATCCATAGAGAAGATAAACCCAAATGAAACATTTGATGATTATTATACAAATGAACGTGATAAGTTTATTTTAACCGTTGCAGAACAAGAATGGAATACTCAAATGCGAATGTCATGTGAATCATTAATGATAATGGTAGAGCAATTATATGATAGATACAAAGCTAATAACTCATTGGATGAATTAGATAAGTGGGTGAGAGAAGAACGTTATCATTATGGTAATGATATTAATGCACAAGAATTGATGAATAAACTTTACCAACTAAAAACAAAACCGTAGACAGGAGTATCTGAATAACAAAACACATGACAGACGGAAATGAATCAGCCTTCCCCGAAGTTCAGGAAATACCACAATTTAATTTTCACACATACGGCTTATCCAAACGTGAATACATAGCTACTCAATTAATGGGTGGAATTCTTGCTTCTTTAACTGAAAAAGCTGCTAATGGTAGGTTGTCGGAAGATTTAAAGGAAGTTGCAGCAATAGCTACTTTAGCTACTGATGAATTAATTGATGCGTTAAATAAAAATCCAAAATAAGAAAAGTAGATAAATAATACAGGTTTGTTAAGGGAGAGTAAAAGAGCCGAAAGGTGCAGAAATTTACTGTATGAATTGGAAATGACCTAAATGAAAAAGAAGCGTCAGAAGCATATCAAAAAGCATTAAATACTAATCAAAAAACAGGAAACAGTGTTATCTGAATGAATAAACACATGGAAATTAATCAAGAATTTATCGCAGCAGCAGAACCTTTAGTGAACTTTCTAAGAAAGCACAAACACCCTCATGCGAAGATTATTGTAGACCAAACAGGAGCAGAACTTGTTGAAGGAACATTGTCAACAGGAGCAGCTTATGATGGTTCTACACCCGAACAAACAGAGTTTAAAAGAGGCTCAAATGAAGCAGCACAGTACATTAAAGAAAATGCTCCTTATTTAAAATAAAAACCAATAATAATGAAAACACTTTTTGACATTTACAGAAAAAAGGCAGCAAAAGCCTTTAACTATCCATCCATCAAATTATGTTCTGATGGAGATGTAATCACTTATCTAAAAAGCATTAACCTTTAAACTAAGTATTATGAAATTAACAGTAACAGAGGATAGGCTTGTTCAAGTTGAAGGAGTCTATCTTCCAATAGTTTTATTAACCGATGAAGATAAAGTAGGTAGTCTAAATTAACCAACCAAAAGCACACTATCTAATAATAGGTAGTGTGCTATTTGTCAAGTAAACGGCACAAAATACTTGACATTTTAAATCCAAGAACTAAAAACAAAACAATGAGTAACCTAGAGCAATCCACATTTAACGATTAAATGTAAGTAACTAAATAAATTTTTATGTAAGGAAGTTAGTAAATTAGCTAAAACATTTAGTAAATGACTAAAAACAATCTTCTTTCAGAGATTTATCAATCAAAAGAGATTAGTGACGTTTTAGCAAAAATACAACCTGAAAGTATTAGGGATGATCTAAAGCAGCACGTTTTTTTACTTTTACTAGAAAAGACTGACGAATTTATATTAGAACTTTATAATATTGGAAAGTTAAATAATTACATTGTTAAGGTTCTTTGTCAGTTAGTAAACTTTAAGCAAGACAAATTCCACAGAGTAAACAGAACCTACTCAGAGATATTAACAGACTTCAGCGAGGAAAGATTACAAAACTCAACATACCAGGTTATTAAGTATGAGGATAGCGAAGAGATTAAACTAGAGAATGAATGCAGAAAGGAATTAGAAAGAATTAAGAAGATAGACTTCCCCAGTCAGACAGGAAAGAAATGTACCTCTATTTCTAAATATCATGGCATTTTATTAGAAAGGTATGTGGAGAAAGGAAACTATAGAGCAGTAAGTAACGAAACAGGAATACCATGTAAATCAGTTTATAATGCTATTCAAATGGCTAAGAACGAAATCAAAAGAAGGGTATGTCAATTATAGAACAAATACTTTATTCTTTCTCAATCGCTTATGTGATCGTTAGATTCTTAGAGATTAAGAACTGGCATAGTCTTTTAAATAGGAAACCGTTCAAGTGTTTGATTTGTATGAGTGGATGGACGGCATTAGTAATACATGGGATAGACTTAATGAGTATTCCGGTTATGTGTGCAACAATGGTATTAACTGCAACATTAGATGTTATACTGAGTAAATTATGATGAAACTAAAAGCAATATGGGTAATCTTAATAGCTAAATACTATTACGTTGCTGGAAGTAATCACGGCAAACATAATGGCAATATTTACACAGTAGGTAATTATACGGCAGAAATGGCCTATCATATAGCAATGGGCATGATAGATAACGGCACAGATTTAGTAAAAGAAGAGGCAGCAGTAAGAGAAGTAAATGAAATATTAAATAGTTAACAATGACAAAAGAACAAATCGAATTCCTTTATTCGTATAAGGTAATGCATCATAACTTCACAACAAGCGGAGTTATTCCTCATTTACCTAGACTAGACTCTGAGAAGTTCCTAGAAATAGCTAAGACATTTCAACCTGACTATAATACAAGTCTTTGGTGTGGTGATTGCGTAATGGAAATGGTAGACTTTGTTTTTAGACAAGCTGGTAAGATTAAAGAAGAGCCTACTGAAGTAATTACTTTAAAGTCTAATGATGAAAAAAAACGTAAGTAAACACTTAGCCGATCTAGCAGAAACATTGCCTTTAGTATTCGAACTAGAGTACGAGGAAGCTATTTACACAGGTGAAGAAATGAACTTGAGCGGTTATGGTGAAGAAGAAAGATACGATAAAGAAAAGTATTATAAAGTAACAGACCTTCCAGTATTTAGAGCCGTTGAACACAAACAACAACTAAAAGATGCATGGAAGAAAGGAGGACTCGAAGAGGTGAAAGGTTACTGTGAACGAATTAAAGGTATTAATGAAGAAATAGAATAATGGCAAATCCTCCCATAAAGAAGAAATATATTGAAACTCCTGAAATCATGTGGGAGTTGTTCCTTAAATATAAGGAACAAGTAAAGACTTCCCCTATACTTCAAAAGGATTGGGTAGGCAAGGATGGCTCTGAGATTTATAGAGAGAAAGAGAAGCCTTTAACAATGGATGGGTTTCAAAACTACCTTGACGATGAGGAAATTATATCTGATGTGACAGATTACTTTGAAAATAAAGGAGGTCGCTATCAATCCTATGTCCGTATCTGTTCACGTGTAAAGAGAAATATTCGTCAAGATCAGATTGAGGGAGGTATGGCTGGAATATATAACCCTTCCATTACACAACGATTAAACGGATTGGCTGAGTTACACCAAGAAGTTAAAGAACAACCAATGTTTCCCGAATAATGTTCATAAGAACTACTGCTATAAATAAAATAAGAACTTTAAATAAGTTCGTTAAAGGTATTCAAGGTGGTACAAGTGCCGGAAAGACTTATGGAATACTACCTATCTTAATTGACTTAGCAGCAAAGAATCCAAATACAGAGATTTCAGTAGTAGCTGAATCCATTCCCCATTTAAAGAGGGGAGCAATGAAAGATTTCAAAAAGATTATGTCTGATACAGGCCGATGGTTTTCTGACAGATGGAACGCTACAGATTTTAAATACAACTTTGCCAATGGTTCACAAATAGAGTTCTTTAGTGCTGACTCAGATGCAAAGCTAAGAGGAGCAAGAAGGGATTATTTATACATGAATGAGTGTAATAATATGACCTTTCACGCTTATACTGAATTGGCATCAAGAACTAAACTAGGGGTATATTTAGATTGGAATCCGACAAATACCTTTTGGTTTCACGAAGAGTTATTAAACGATGCTGATGTAGACTTCCTAACTATTAACTATTTGGATAATGAAGCCTGTCCTGAATCAGCTTTAAACTTTATTTTAAAAGCAAAGGAGAAATCAGAAACCTCAGACTTTTGGATGAATTGGTATAAGGTTTATGGACTCGGTCAGATTGGTAACCTGGAGGGAGTTGTATTCTCTAATTGGTCACAAACAGATCTTATCCCTTTTGAAGCGAAGTTTATAGCTTATGGTTTAGATTGGGGTTTTACTAATGATCCTACTGCTTTAATTGAGGTTTACCAATATAACAAGGCTATTTATGTCAATGAGTTAATATACCAAACAAGACTCACCAATGGGGAGATAATCAATAAACTAAAGATTTTAGCAGTAAAGAATAACCTTTGTATAGTTGCAGACTCAGCAGAACCTAAGAGTATTCAAGACGTTAATAATGCTGGATTTTGGATTGAACCAGCACGAAAAGGACAAGACTCAATTAAGAATTCAATAGATAGACTTCAGGAATATCAAATATTCGTAACGAATACATCAGTTAATTTAATCAAAGAGTTACGTCAATACAGATGGGCAAAGGATAGAGAAGGAAAAGCACTCAATGCTCCGGAGGATATTATGAATCACGCTATTGATGCACTCAGGTATGTGGCATTAAATAAGTTAAGTCAATACGAAAATAACGGACATTATTCTATAATTTAGCAGTATGGCAATAGTAACATTTAATGCATCAATATTTTGGGGTAAAGACGATGTCGATGGTGTACTTTGTCAAAACTGTAACTCTGTAATTGTAGGAGTAGTTCACTTTCCCATTATACAATTTGGCGAAGCTGACGATTTACGCTTCAAAGATGGCGAGCCTAAACTATGCCATGAATGCTACCTCAAGCTAGATCCTGAGAAAAAGTAAGCACAAATGACTTATCTGCCACATTACTTATATGAAGTGGTCGGATATTACTTTAGCACAATTCCAATTAATTAATGACATCAATGAGTCTAAAGACTTCGATGAGATGGATAAACTCCTGTACACTACAGGGGTTATTTTTGATAAGACTGAGAATCAACTTGTAGACTTGGGTGCTGAGAAATGTAAAAAGCTAATCGCTAAGACTTCTAAACTGTTTGAGAATCCTTTTAATAAAAAGCCTTACAAAAGAATCGGTTACTATCAGATTCAATACGATATAGAGAAATTGAGGTTCGGACAGTTTGTTGAGTTTACTTATTTTGTTGCTGGTGACGTTTTAGATAACGCTCATAAGATTCTAGCTTCCTGTGCTAACATTCCCCTCCTAAAGAACAATTCGGACAATCATAGGAAAGTTTCAGACT